GAAAGTGAGTATAATTTAGAAGGTGGTAATATTGACTACAAGAAATATAAAATAGATTGGGATAAATTCAATGATACTCTAATTCTTAACAGTAGGGATAATTTATCAATAATACAGATAAAACGAGTTTTTTCGTAATTTTTATCTATTTATTAATATAATGATTACCTAAAAACAAATGTTATGAATGATAAATTAAAAAATTTAGATACATTCCTTAATGAGGAAGAAGAAACTAACCAAGACGGTACCGTGTGTGATATGGATGGGAATTGTAAACCAAAACATATTAAGCGTGACAAGAGTATTGTTGAAAGACTTGATAAGAAAATAATAATCGAAGACGGTAGACAACTATTAATGTAATGAAGAGATACACAAACGAAGATAATAAAAAAGATAGAAGTAGGTTCAATCTTCTTATGGAATATGACTTTTACATTGGTGAAGACGAAGTAGAAGATGAAGAAAACATTGAGGGTGATGAAGCTGAATTAGACGCTGAACCAGATATGGGTGACGCAGAAGGTGGTGAAATGGCACCAGAAGATGAATTCCCAGAAGATGGTGAGATGGACGCTGAAATGCCACCAGAAGATGAATTTCCTGAAGATGGTGATATGGGTACTGAACCAGCAATGGATGAGCCATTACCAGAGCCAGAACCAATGGAAGATGAAGTTGAATTGGATGTCACAGAGTTAGTTCAAGGAACTGAAGCGGCAAAAGCATCAGCTGATTCTGCAAATGCTAAAGCAGATATGCTCCTAGCTAAATTGGATAACTTAACACAATCATTAGATAAAATGTCAACAATTCATACTAAAATGGAAGAGTTGGAAAATGAAATGGAAAAGAGAAATCCAACGCCAGAAGAGAAATTAGAAATGCGTTCATTAGATTCTTACCCATACAGCATGAAACTTACTGATTTTTGGGCTGAAAAAGAAGGTAATTACGATGCTATGACAGGTGGTGGTGAAAAAGAAGAAGGTGAGAAGGAATATGTTTTAACTCAAGATGAAGTTGATAATGATTACAATTCTCAAGAAATTAAAGACTCTCTTAGGGGTGGAAGTAAAAACTTTTATAATAAAGGTTTCTAATTAACTAACTGAAAATTATATAATTAAGTGTGAGAAAATGGTCTCACACTTTTTTTTTTTCACTTTTTTTAGAATACCCCTTGTGAAAAGTGTTTTGATTTAGTATATTTGATTATAACGATTGATACCTGTGAATTATAAGTGGTATTAATACAAAAATAATAATAATAATAAAACAGAAACAAAAATGAGTAACGAAAAAAACAACCCGTTATTAGCGATGCTTTCTCAGTATGAGAAGGCAACAGCAAACCTAAGTGATTCTGCGTTTAACGCAGATAATTACTTTACGACCTATCTACCAGATGGTGTAGATAAAGCGATGAAGAGAGTTAGAATTCTACCAATGAGTGACAACACATCTCCATTCGAAGAAGTTCATGTACACAGTGCAAAAGTGGACGGTAAAAATAGGAAGTTTGTATGTATCAAACACCTAAATGATGAAGACTGCCCATTCTGTGAATTGAGGTCGGAATTACTTTCAACTGGTGAAAAATCAGATGAAGAATTGGCTAAGCAATTTAAGCCAAGGTTAATGTATATTGTAAAGGTAATCGATAGAGATGGAGAGGCTCACGGCCCAAAATTCTGGAGATTCCCAATCAATTACAAGAAAGATGGAATCTTTGATAAGATTATGGCAACAATCCAAACTTACAAAGAAGATATCACAAATGCCGAAACGGGTAGAGATTTAATTCTTAATATCGTTAGAGTGAAAAACCCAAGAGGTGGTACCTATCCAACTGTTAATTCAATTCAAGCGTTCGACAGAACAGTATTGAGTGAAGATACAGAATTAGCTAATAAATGGTTAAATGATGAAAAAACATGGAGAGATGTTTATGCAGTTAAGCCATATGATTACCTTAAGTTAGTTGCAACTGGTAAAGTACCAGCTTGGGATAAAGCAACAGAGTCTTTCGTAGATAAAGACACACTCCCAGAACAAAGTGAAAATACATCTGATGGTTTAGATTCACAAATTACCATGGGGTCAGGAGCTAAAAAAGTAGAATCTACAAAAGTAGAGGAAACTCCAAAGGCGACTGAGAAGGTTGAAACATCTGAAGTGGTTAACGAAAAAGTAGCGGAAGCTGCTGGCGTTGCCGAAGACGATGATGATGATTTACCATTCTAAAAAGAAGGTAAGTTGATAACATAGGGGGTGTGGCTATTTCACCCCCTTATTTTATCTCTAGGGGTAAAGTAGAAAAAACTCGGAATAGTCTCAAATTAATTATGGCAAAAAAACCTAGTAAAACAGTAAAGAAAACAAATTACGATTTTAATGATTTTAAAAAATCGCAAGGAATTAAAGAAGCAGTTGCAGACAAAGAACTATCTTGGATTCCATTATCAAAAGCATGGCATGATGCGTTAAAATTACCAGGTTTTCCAAGGGGTTACGTATCATCAGTAAGAGGATATACAAACACAGGAAAATCCACAGCATTTTATGAAGCAATAGCTGGTGCACAAAGAATTGGTGATTTACCAGTTATATATGAAACAGAAGGTAATTTCAATTGGGACCACGCAAAAACTTGCGGTGTTCAATTTGATGAAGAAGTGAATGAAGAAACTGGTGAAATAACTCAAATTGGTAGATTCATCATGATGAGTAATCAAGATTTATTAACTGCATATCAAAACTATGACCATAAACAGTCAAAGATGGGTAGTAAACCTTTAAGGTATGAGCCAGTAATTGAAGACATCGCTCTTCATATGACTGAATTATTAAATGCTCAAGCTGAAGGTCTATTACAAGAAAACCTTTGTTTCCTTTGGGATTCAATTGGTACATTAAATGGATTCAATTCAGCAACATCAAATACTACTAATAATATGTGGAACGCTGGTTCAATGAAATGTTTTCAACCAATAGTAAACTTTAGAATTCCTTCATCTAGAAGGTCTGATAAGACTTTTACAAATACATTTATTTGTGTTCAAAAGATTTGGTATGACAATATGAATATGAAAATTAAGCACAGTTGTGGTGAGTTCATGTTCTATAATTCAAGACTTATTGTTCATTTAGGTGGTGTATTATCTCACGGTACCGCTAAACTTAAAGCAACATCACTTGGAAATGATTTCCAATACGGTATTGAAACTAAAATTAGTTGTGAGAAGAACCATATCAATGGTTTAGAGAAAAAAGGTAAAATCGCATCAACACCACACGGTTATTGGAACCCAAATGAGTTAGATGAGTATAAAAAAGAGCATAGAGAATTTATCCATGAAAAATTAAAAGTGGAATACAATGCTCAAATTGATTTTACATCAGAAGAAGGAGAAATGTCTAATGAAGACATGATATAGTATTAATTTTTAAATTAATGTAATATGGCTAAAAAGCCACAAAAATATGGTAATTCTAAGAACATTAGAAATACCTTACTTATCGATGGGAATGCCTTATTTAAATTAGGTTTTTTCGGAGCAAAAGATATGTTTACTAGGGATGGTGACCATATAGGTGGATTGTACATCTTTATCACTATCCTTAGAAAACTATTACAAGAAGAACTTTATTATAGAGTCTTTGTATTTTGGGATGGAAAATTTAGTGGAAGGAATCGTTGGGAGTTTTATAAGGATTATAAATCAGCCCGAAATAAAGATTTTGAAAATGGTACCCACCCAATAGATATTCAAGAAAAAACTGAAATATTTCTAATCAGACAATATTTAGAAGAATTATGTATTAGACAGATAGTTGACGATTCTAAAGTTGGTGTTGAAGCCGATGATTTTATAGCGTACTATTGTAAAACAAAAAAACCAAATGAAAGGATTACGGTCTGCACTTCAGACGCTGATATTCTTCAAGTGATAAATAAAGATGTGAGGGTATATCTATGTAATAAGAAAGTTTACATTACCCAAGATAATTTTATTGAACACTTTGGTTACCACCAAAAAAATGTGAAAACCATTAAAGTTATTGGTGGTGATTCATCAGATAGTATTAAGGGTATATCTGGAGTTGGAGAAACAACCCTTATTAAACACTTTCCAGAATTAACAAAACGTGAAGTTTCTGTAAAAGAAATTATTCACTTAGCTAAAAAGCTGCAAGCTGAACGAATTGAGAGTAAAAAGAAACCATTAAAAGCGTTGACCAATATTATTGAGTCTAACACTGATGGGATTCAAGGTAAAAACATCTATAGGATAAACGAGAAAATCGTAAACCTATCAGAACCAATCATCAACACTAAAAATAAAGAGTTGGTGGAGCATTACCGAAATCCACTAGGTGACCTAGATGATAGAAGTATTAAAAACGTTTACCGCTACATGAAGCGTGATGGTGTCGATAAACAAATCGAATCATTCAGTACCAATTACTTACTTCCTTTTAAAAAACTCATTGAGAGAGAAAGGAAGGACCTAAAAACAATTAATGAATAGAATGGCTAATAAAAAAGATAGAAAACAGTTACAGTTTGAAAAGCAAATTGTGAAGCCTTTTGAATTTGTATTAAGGATAAATGACCATATCATTTGTCAGAGATATTTTAATATCAAAAATTATAACAACGATTGTAGAGAGTCGTTAGAGATGAAAGAAATGATGGATGACATCATGGGTGTTAGTCAAGTTAAACAACTTGGACTTATTCCAGAATTCTTCAAATATCAGTGTATAAATAATTCGTACAAACCTTATCATGCACAAAATAATTATTTGAATGATAAAGTTGATATATTCACTTTAGAAGTGTTGAAGAATAACGTAAATAGACTACGTGACAAAGATGGTGATTTCAACCTTGATGATTTACAAAAGCAGTCAATTGCAATATCAATGTTCGATGGTAAAATATTTCACCCTAATGTTAGGTATGAAATTGATGTAAGAAGTATCATTCCTGATATTATTAGAACTATTCAAGATGCTATGAGTGATAGAAAGTACACTAAGGATTATGGTTCAAGTAGAATAGTTAGGAATAATCGACTAACCTCAGAGGATTATGCTAGGTTAGAAACATATTAAATTTAAAATATGAGTGACATCAAAAAAGATACTGGTTTTGGGTTCTTAGGACTCCAATATCAAAAGAGGTTAGTAGCCCAATTAATAACAGACCATAAGTTTGCGAATAACATTCTAGAGATTGTTGATTCAAATTACTTCACTGATTTGTATTTAAGGATTATATCATCTGAAATTAAGGAAGCATATGAGGTTAACGAAGTTATTTTAGACTACGAAAGCCTCATGTACAGACTTAATGGTAGAGGTGATAATGATGCAACTCGAATGTACACTAAGGCGCAAATGGAAGAGATTAAAGATATTTCTTTAGCTGATGCCGAATACATTCAAGATAAAGCATTAAAATTCTGTAAACAACAAGAAGTTAGAAAAGCTGTAAGTGAAATTCAAAATATTATTGAAACTGGCACCTTAGATGATTTAGATGAGTGTGAAGAGATAATGAAAAGAGCCTTGGAAGTAGGTTCAGATAAGGATGCGGCAATCGACGTATTCTTTGATATTGATGATGTGTTAAGTGAAGATTTTAGAAAACCAATACCAACTGGTATTCATGGTTTAGATGAAAAGATGAATGGTGGATTATCTGCTGGTGAATTAGGAGTGATTTTAGCCCCTTTCGGAGTTGGTAAGACCACAATGATTACTAAGATTGCAAACACCGCTTACACGCAAGGTAAAAGGGTTCTACAGATATTCTTTGAGGATAACCCAAAGGTAATTCAAAGAAAACATTTATCATGTTGGACAGATATTGCACTTAATGATTTATCTCATCCTGAAAATAGACCAAAAATTAACGATACTATAACAAAGTATGATGGTGCTGATGGATATTTAAAACTAAAGAAGTTTCCTAGTGATGGAACTACAATTCCGATTATAAAAAATTACATTAGAAAGTTAGCGGCCCAAGGTCAAAAACCCGATATAGTGTTAGTTGATTATATCGATTGTGTTACATCAACTAAAAGTTATGATAAAGGTTATGAGGCCGAAGGTCCTATAATGAGACAATTTGAAAGTATGCTTGCCGAATTCCATTTAGTTGGATGGACAGCCATACAAGGTAATAGA